ATATTGATGGTAAATATTCAGTTGCATATTTCTATAACAAATTTAGCCATTTTTTATTCCTATGCAAATTATTCAAGAAGTTATTTCTTGTATTAATGCACTTTTTCGAATACTTACGCAACACACTGGTAAATCACATTCATGCTATCGGCGATCTCCCGAAGGGAGTAGCCAAGCACGACCCGGTTCACGATCTCGCGCTCACGCTTGGTGAGTATGGCATCGGTTTTCATAGCTATGCAACTCCCCAGGGGTCATCGACACCCCATTTTGTGAAAATCGCCTCTATCTTTTCCCGCTCCGTAGGCGTATGATTCACATATCCATACTTACGGTTATGAAAAGCCCTCTTGCATAGGCCGCCTTTTTTTAGCGCTTGGCTGATTTCGTCCATTGCGATGCTGGCGAGATCACGCCCTTTTCGCCGGGCGCGGATGATGTTGTAGCCCTTCACGAAGGCACAGCATTCGATGTCATTCTTTTCAGTATTCATAGCTTTGTTTATTTATCCAGAAGCGCCATTATTCGTTCGATGCAGGCTGCTTGCTCCTCAAGCAGTGTAGCCAGGCGGTCAGTAGTTTTGATTAATTCATTCATGATATGGTTATTTTTTTAGTCACCATAGTACATTCCACGGACGCCATAGAAATCTGACGGCACCTTCAGCAGCTCGGGGCGGTACTCCGTGGTCTTCGGCTGCTCCGTCGGGCGGTTCTCGATCTTCGCCGTCATCATCGCCAGCTTCTCATTGCGCCATGCTTTTTTCAGGCAGGCCGAAAAGGTCATTGACGATTGTACCCGTTTCAGGTACCACGCATTCTTCATAATCTTGCTTTTGTCGTAAGTTTTCATGACGCTACGCTTGGTTATTTCAAAAACTTTTGTATATCTTTACATTGTTTTGTGGTGCATAACTCTATACCTTTGCGGTGTAGTTTAGTATCACACTGCAAATATATCTAAAATTAGATATAACACATCTTATTTTAGATAAAATGTTTTTATAATTTTAGAAACAGTTATAAGATAAAGCATTACATGGCTAATATAGAGATAGATAGAGCTATTGAATTGTTAATAGAAAGCCCTGAGAATAATAACCAAGTGGCTAAAGGGACGGGAATACATCCGTCTACTATCTCTAATTATAGAACAAAGACCACTAAGCCATCGGTGCCTAATGCTCGATTGCTTATTGAATACTTTACGAGAAAAAATACCGGGGCAACCCAAAATGATAACACTATTACTAACCCAACAAAAACTCAGGAGATGGATCCACTTGCAATGGACTACATCAACACCCTAAAAGAACAGCTTGCTAAAGTGACCGCAGTTGTTGAAGAGCAGAATGCGATCATCAAGCGATTGACCCAAAAGGGTGATGGTGAAGTCCTCTCTCGAAGAGTGGGTGCAGTCAAAGAAAAGCAAGATGAATTAACGGAAAACCTGTGACGCGTCATCGTGCAGATTGCACCCGAAAGGAGGCGAACACCCTCCTTTCAAAATGGGCAATTTTGCGATGGGCTAAAAAATGTTCTTTTCAGATATATTAATATTTTGTGCGTCAGATCATTATAGCACAAAAAGACGAGGGGGGGGGATTTTTGGACAGAGAATAACAGATACGGACATTCACCCCCATAACAAAGTAAATAATGCCCCTCTCCGAGTTTTCGAAGAGGGGTAAATTCATAAACTCATGAAAAAGTTACTATACTTCTTGCTATTCTTTATTGGGCTAACGCTATACGCTTGTACGTCGGAAAGAAATAATGATGGCGGCTTCGACCCATTAAGTGGCTACGGCAAAAAATTCGACTTTTCCAATATTGACACGGACGGATTATTTATTACAGGTTGTTGGGGAGATTACGGGAACAGCGGCGATGGCACCGCGACTTTCCCGTATAGGGAATTATGGGGTAAAGATTATGTTGTAATATTAGGCAATCGAGATGCCACATATGCCTGGATAGGAGTATTTGATTACTTTACCCATAAATGCATATATGACTATACGGACTGGGAAAAACCAATCGGATATACAGAATATGGGGGGGGAGGTGCAATATGAAATTACAACTATCCAGCCACATGAATTAACGTTCGGAGATAATTACTTCACAATACCAATAACATACAGCGACAGGCAAAATCGCAGGACTGAAATAGACTTAGTAATATATAGGGTCGACGGCACTACGACCAGAAATAAAGTGCTGGATACTGCTTCTTCGCATTATGATGGTTATATAAATACAGGAAAATTATCTAACAATTGTCTGTTTTTTTATAGTTATGATGATATGCATGAAAATTCGAGTATCATCATATGGTTTTATGAGATACCGAGCGGAAACAAATTTTATGAATTTACTTTAAATAGCCTCGATGGATGGATTCCGCGTCCACCAACAACAGCATTTGATATAATAGGGGCAGCATTCGCCAATGCAGATTATACGCAATCTCGCATCCTCATAAACTCTAATGATGTAGAATCCTGGCTCGCGTATACAAGTCCAGATCAATCAATCAAATTAGTGGCTTACGATCATGGCGAACTATCCGACGTTCAGGAAGTAGCGATTTTCGATGAATATACGGGCTCCTATGACCAAGCGCCACGGTATGCAGTTGAATACTTAGAACAGGAAGCCGATAGCCATTTATTAAAAGTAACCCGCACTGAATACAACGGGACGCGGGAATCCAAGAATGTGCGCGTATACTTGGATAATTCGGGCGGACATATCAATATTCAATAACCAAAAGCCCTGGCATCTGTCGGGGCATTTTTTACCCAAAGTGTAGAATAATTCACTACCTTTGTGCGTTTTTTAGCATGAAATATGTTATATTTGCATAACAACTACCATCCCAACGATGAAAGCGCAGCAATTTAATGGAAGCTATCCAATGAAAGAAGGTACTGGCATAAGCGTAAGTTTGGCCGTCATCCTCTATGAGGAGGACAAGATTTACTATGCCTATTGCGCTGCCCTTGATATTCTCGGATACGGGAATAGCGAGGAGGAGGCAAGACGGTCTTTTGAAATCATGCTTGAAGAAATCTTAAAGTACGCTATATCTGAGGGAACTCTTAGTGCGCTGCTCGAATCTTATGGATGGAAAAAGCGACAGCCTCCAAAGACGAGCGATCTTATCACCCGAAGCAGCGAGCTGGCAGATATTGTCGATAACAAAGCATACAGGACTATTCGGGAGAATATAACGCTTCCTTGTGCATAATGGGTGCTTTATCGAATATTGACATTGCGGATTTTCGTCGGTTCCTAAAGCACTTGGGATGGGAATATGGCGGCATCAAAGGCGGCCATGAAAAATGGTGCAAGAAGGGCATGCTTCGTCCTGTCATATTCCAGACGCATATAAATCCCATCCCGATAGGAATTATCAAGAACAATCTGCGGACAATGGGATGTCCTGCGCAGGATTTGATTGACTACATGAATAAATAGCGAGAAGTTCGTTCAACATCAGCCCCGGCCGTATGACCGGGGCTTTTTTTGTACCTTTTGACCAATACAACCCACCTAAGTAAGGTTTCTCCATAGGGAAAACACAAACCTTTGGAACAATTCACCCAAGAATAAAAGCCTCAAAAATCAGGGGCGAAACCCATTGTTATTAAAATGCCTGCTCCCACCTTTGCCCTGAGAGATTGTTTTTCATGGCAGAAGGGAAGCTGACGATAAAGCAGGAGAAGTTCTGCAACAAGTACCTCGAGTGCGGCAACGCATCCGAGGCGTATCGTTTTGCGTATGACTGTTCCAGAATGACAGATAATGTGATATCTGTCAAGGCATCTCAATTGCTTTCTAACGGTAAGGTTACGGTAAGGGTAAAACAACTTCAAGCCCAATTAGCCGAAAAAGAACTTATCACCAAAGAGGAGCTAATCCGGCTTAATGTATCCATCATTAATGCCGACGTACTCGACTTTGTCGATGCCGACATGGTTGATATGAAAACCGAATATGGCGTACGGCAGGTTCCCTCAATTTCTTTCCAAGACCTAAAATCTCTTCCGCCTGAAAAACGGCGTTTAATCCAGTCCATAAAGATTGACCGTTCAGGTAGCCCCGTCGTGGAATTGATGGACAAAAGCAAGGCGATAGAAACCATCAACCGCATGCTCGGATACAATGCCCCGGAGAAAACTGCCAACACTGACACTAAAGGTAATGACCTTCCGCAGCCGACATTCAACACAGATCGTTTCTTTCAATTAATACAAATGAGCAGGAGCGATGACTGATTATTCCAGTGTAGGTGACTTCTTGTTGAAGGAAGGGTGTTTGGCATTTACGTCCGTAATGTTCGAGGCTGTGAACAAACAACCTTTTCGGATTGCGCCCCATCATCGAATAATATGCCATAAACTCGACCAAGTACTCCGTGGAGAACACCCGACTAATAGGCTCATGTTTAACATTCCTCCGCGACATTCTAAAACAGAGTTAGCCGTCGTGTCTTTCTCTGCGATAGGATTTGCCATCAATCCGCGTTCCGAGTTCATGCATCTTTCGAGTAGCGATCAACTTACTACCCGGAATGTTACGAACATACGAAGGATCATGGAGGATCCCAATTACCGCGCATTCTTCCCAAATGTCGAACTGTCCAACAATGCCAAAGGAAGTATATCCACCTCAAGCGGGGGCGTAATGTATGCGGCTCCCTTTATGGGTCAAATAACAGGATTTGGATGCGGTAAACTGGGAGCACAAGAATTCAGCGGTGCAATGAGTATTGACGACCCAATGAAGGCGCAGGATAGCTACTCCAGTACTACCAAAGAGCGCATTGGCGAACTGTGGACTTCTACATTCAAGAACCGTCTTAATGACGTTCGCACCCCGGTCATTGTAACAGCTCAAAGGCTCGCTCCAGATGATTTTTGCGGATACTTATTGCAGCTTGAAGGCACGATAGAGGAAGGTGGAGAATGGGATGTTGTCAAATTCCCCGCAATCTTAGATGCAGGGCTACCTACCGAACGTGCACTTTGGGAGGATCGGTTCGCGCTTGATAAATTAAAGCGATACCAAGAAGCGGATCCCTTCATATTTGAGACCCAGTACATGCAGAATCCCAAGCCTCTTGAGGGATTAATGTATCGTGAATTCCGAACATACGACGTTATCCCCTACTCCAAAGATTGCACGCATAAGAATTACACCGATACAGCAGATACGGGAAGCGACTATCTATGTTCGATATGTTACGACGAATTACCCGAGGGAAATTATGTGACCGATGTGCTCTACACAAAAAAGCCCATGGAGTATACCGAACCCAAGACGGCCGAAATGCTTGCAAGGAACAGGACGGAATGGGCTAATATTGAAAGCAATAACGGAGGGCGGGGCTTTGCGCGCAATGTAGAACGCATCCTTCGCCAGATGAACATTACCCACACAACGGTTAGTTGCTTTTGCCAGACCGATAATAAGCAGGTGCGCATATTTACCAAGTCGGCAGACGTGAATAATATGACATTTTTCCCGTCAAATTGGGATAAAAAGTGGCCTGAATTCTATCAAGCCGTCATGTCATATATGAAAGAGGGGGGCAACGCGCATGATGACGCCCCTGATGCCTTGACCGGCTGCTTCGAAAAGCGTAGCATTCTGATGCAAGACGATGATTTAAGTGATATTAATATTTGGTAAACAATGAACTTTTTAGATCGCCTTTTTACATTTTTCCAAAATAAAACGCTCAATGCATTAGGTGTTGAGCGGGATTTAATGGAGCTTATCAAGGCAAAAGACATTAGCCAGGCGATGTCTTTAATGGAAGATCATGACGAAGAAGCAATGCAGGCAATACGGGAGTATAATCCGGAACTTCACGCCATAATGAAGCGTCCGAATAAATCAAGAAAGGGACAGGGGGATTATCGAACGGAAAAACTGCCCCGCTCGCGCCAACGCTATATAAATGAGGTGGAATTGTTCTTCCTGCTCGGAAATCCGATAAAATGGAAGGTATCCGACGAATCCGGTGATGCCGATGCATTTTCGGCTTACAAACAATTCCTTCGAGAAATACGATTTGACAGTAAGATGCGACAGGCTAAACGGCTGGCCGGAGCAGAAACCCAAAGTGCAAAGCTGTATCACATTTACAGGGACGAGGCAACGGGGCTTCCTTGGGTGAAAATAGTTGTGCTGTCGAAGTCTAACGGATATACCTTGCGCCCCATGTTCGACCAATATGGTAACCTCCTCGCATTTGGATGTGGGTATTATTTGAAGGAGGGCGCCGGAACAGTAGAGCATTTCGACATTCACACACCCACTTTCATATTTCGGGGCAGAAAAGCCAAAATAGGTTGGGATGTAACCCCAGTGCTTAATCCAACTGGTAAAATTAACATCATTTATTACAAGCAAAATACGGCATGGGATGGATTGCAGCCCCGAATTGATCGGGAAGAAATTATAGATTCAAAAACAGCAGACACCAACAATTACTTTGCGGATCCAATGTACGTTGCCACCGCAGAGGTTATCAAAAGTCTTCCCAAAGCTGATTCCCCCGGAAAGGGGATCAAGCTGTCAAGCAAAGATGATCGGTTTGAATATCTTAATCCACCTATGTCGTCTGAAACGAGGCAGCAGGAAAAGTCGGATTTAAAAGAATCTATACTTTTCGATACGTTCACTCCCGAATTCACGCCCGAAAAGATGGTGGGATTGGGTACCTTATCCGGCGAGGCAATCAAGCGAGCGATGGTTCTTGGGTATATAAAACGTGATAATCGAAAAGAGATATATGACGAACTCGTCGACCGGGAAAAGAACCTAATATTGGCGATTATGATGAATGTAACTCATATCCATATGAGAGACAAACTCACCACCCTCAAGATCGAGCATGAATTTTCGGAGCCCTTCAACGAAGACATTACTGCAAGGTGGCAATCCATAGGGAAAGCCTATGCAGATGGAGTGCTTTCACTTGAGGAATCTGTAAAATTAATGGGTGTTGCAGATAATTACCAAGAGGAAATCGAACGGATAAGGAAGAATAAAGAATCAAGCGTTTCAGGCGCATCTCAAAAAGGCGAAGAAACAAACCTTTTGACTAATTACACCCAAAATAAGAGTATCGCGCCTCAGCAAGAATAAAACCATTAGAACAAAAACAAAAATATTATCCTTATCCATTGTTATTAAAATGCCCGTCGAAATCTTTGCAACAGAGATTAATTAAAAGAATATGAAAGAAAAACTTTTAGCACTGCTCCAAACCAAATTTCCGGGGGTGGACAATGCGATCCTCGACCGAATCGCAACGAAGAAGTCAGAGAATGTAACGGACGAAGCGCAATTACCTACCATAGCAGAGGGGATTGGCTTTCAGGACGTGTTAACCAGCTACGGCGACTACCGGGCAGGGGATGCGCAGCAGACCGCAGTCAAGAACTACGAAAAGCGGCATAACCTCAAAGACGGGAAGCCTATCGAGCAACCTGCCACAGGGGAGCGGCAGGCGAATACTCCTCCCAGTAGCGAAGAGCCCGAATGGTTTAAAGCCTACAAACGCCAGCAAGAAGAGCGTGAAAATGCTGTAAAAGCAAAGTACGACGCCTTGGAAGCAGCACGTGTAAAGGCTGAACGAGACGGACTTATTCGCTCAGCGGCTAAAGCGGCAAACATCAATGAATCGGCGTTGAACGACATTCTCGGGCTCGCTTCCGCGATGAACGAGGAAAAGCCGGACGAAACGAATATCAAAGAAAAGTTCGCGGCTATACAGACGCGATTCGTTGCCGCAGGGCTTGAGGGGCAGAAAACGGCATTCCCCCTCTCCACATCTGAGGCTCAAAGCAAAGAAGAGGCCAAAATGTGGGCTGAAAATCTGCCGGATGCAAAATAAAAACAGCAACAAACATGGCTATTAAATTCGAAAAGACACAAGTTAAGGGCGGGTTTCCGGTATTCTGGCGCGGGGAGCGCGAAGTGCTGCCGGGTGATTTCGCCTTGAAGGGCACTTATCCGGAAGGCACGATACTCAAGGAAGGGACGCCCCTCAAACTCGATTTCGAGAACATGCAATGCACGATCTGCAAATCCGCTCGGATTGTCGAAGGAGGCACCACAACCAAGCCGCGTGTCGTGAAAGGCTCTATGTTCCAAATCAACGATCCCATCAAGGTTGGCGAATCCTCCGGCACAGTAAAGGGCATCAGCACTACCAATGAATCCTACGATGAAATCACCCTTAGCGCAGCAATGACCGAAGCCGTTGCCGGGGCCGATCTGCTTGGCGGGGACGAAATGCCGGATGCAGTTATCGAAACGACCAAGAAATATACTACCACAAATGGGTTCCCTACGGTTTCGGCAGCTTACGGCGCCCGGATTCTCAAGGATGTGGTATATCCTATCCCGGCTGCATGGTTGCAAGGTTTCAGCCTGAAAAACAACCATGAAATAAAGTACATCAGACAGTAAAAGGCAGGTAAACAATGAGTGAAGTATATTATTCTTCTATTTTCAGCGAGCTGACCAAGCAGGTGCAAGCTCGCATCGACGCAGCATCTGAACTGCGCAAGCGCTTGTTCGACCAAAATGTCTACGAGCGTTTTTTGGAGTGGGACACCCCCATGGTAGGGTTCAATTTCGAAGAGATCATCGGCTCGTACAATCTGAGCGTGGCAGCCGCCACCTTGGATTCGAAAGGCAAGGAGCCCATTATAGGATCTGAAGGCCTGGCTACAATAGCCAAGAAAGTCCTCATTCACCAAATGACCCTACCGATGCCCATTGAAGACTATCGGAAGGTACTTCAGCTGCTGGATTCACGCATGATCTCAGATCAGGCAAAGAAACAGCAACTCGTAAACCTCATGTGGGGCGGCGTTGAACGGGTCGTAGAATCCGTACAGGCCAAAATAGATATCATCTTCCTGGGTGCCCTCTCGAACAAAGGGGTATTTTCATTCACTCAGGAAAACAACCCCGAAGGAGGTGTGCGAGGCAATATCGACTATGGCATGCCGCAAGAAAACATCGCCACAGCAGATACACAGTGGACGGAGGGCAACATTGACACGGTCGATGTATTCGAGGATATCCAAGGCGTTGTCGATGCAGCTCAGGAGAAGGTGACCTTCGACCGCATCCTTCTGGATCAAAAGCGGCTTTCGTACATCTTGCGCAGCAAGAAGATGAAGCAAGTCATCTTCGGCACGGACAAATCATCGTCCCCTCTTCTGCTGGCCTCCCTGAACGAGTTCATGCGATCGAACGGCCTGCCCGTATTCGAGGTGATCCGACGGATGACGCGCATTCAGGACAACGGCAAGATCCGCGAGTACAAACCATGGAACGACAAGAGCCTCGTATTCGTGCCGGAGGGTCGTCTCGGCGTCATCAAAAACGCTTACGCGGATAACGAACTTCGCCCCGAGCCGGGAGTTGCCTACTCCAACTACGGACGCATCCGCATCTCGCAGTGGGGCAAAGGCGAGACGGACAACTCGAACGGCGTGGAGTTTACGAAAGCACAATCTATTTCGTTGCCCGTCATTACCGAGATCAACGGTATTTACTCGCTGAGTGTAGAATCGTAGAAGTACATGACGGTCGCAGAATGCATACGTCAGGAGTTCAGCATGGTCGGAACCATCTCCGACTATGGCGTTCGCCGCTTCGCCAGGGAATGGGGTTACGATCCCAACTCCCTGGCGGGTAGCGACCATCAGCAACAACTAATCGCCAAGCGCGTATCTGAGTTCATCGACAGCCTGATAATGCACCCTCTGTCGGTAAGCGAAAACGGGCATTCGGCGTCCTGGTCTGAAAGCGCCATGAAGCAACGGGCACAACTGATGCTTCGGCAATATGGCATCACGCCCGGCGAAGAATTGAGCAGCTCTATTGGCCTGTCCTCGATAAAGGATGCTTCGAACTTGTGGTAATATGTATTTCGCGCCCCACATACTCTATTTGAGGAACGATCCTCCCAAACAATACGACGAACTGGGACGTCCGATAGCTATGTCCGAAAGTGATGCATGGCAGGAAATAGGTGATTGTCGTTGCGACGACGACACAACCGTCCGCCTTGTATCAGAGAACGGGGAGCTACGCCAATCGAAATACCACGTCGTATACGAAGGGAGAGGAGTGCCCAAAGGAGGCTACGTGAAGTGCATAGACAAGGCGACCGGCACGGTACGGGGCGAAGGCTCTGTGGCAATAGCCAAGGTAAACAACTATTTCAACGCTTCAGACCTTTGGATATGATTACAACAGGAGACGCGCGCAACATACTGTTCTCAGCGTGTAAGGGGTTTGGGATAAAAGACATGCACACGTCATGGGCTATCCCTGTAGGGAAAGTCAATAGAGAGCGCATCGTCGTTATCACACCGCCCGAGCAGACGCCGGATACGTATTGGGAAAATTGCTTTGTAGCTGTCAACCTGTGCGTCCCTGACATCAAGGGAGAAGCGAACCTCAGACGGCTGGACGAACTCGAACGGGCAGCCAAGGCGAGATTCAAGGAATGGACATACGGCACTTATGACGGATCCGCATACAGGTACAGGTATGAGAACATCGGCCGCGAAGAAGATGTGAACCTCGGATGCCACTATATCTACATCAGAGTACTATTCAGAGTATTAAACATTAAAAACAACTAAAACAATGGCAAAAGTAATAGCAGTAGGAATCAAGAAGCTGTATTATGCAGACCCCGCAAAGGTCACAGGAGATCTTACGGGCACCCTGCTGGGAACCATCATTAAAGATCCCGCCACGAAACAGGTGGAAAACATCCACCAAGACACATGGAGCATCGAAGAGGAGGAGCCGTCTACCACGGAGTACAGGAATCAACTCACCAATGGCGTATATCGCCAAGACACCGAAATGGGGAACATCCAGATGTCGTTTACCATCGGGCAATACGACTATGAAACCAAGGCAGCCTTCATGGGCGGCACTGGATCAGAGACGTCATGGAAGCGTGCGCGAGGCGTCACGCGCATTGAAAAATGCATGATCGCCATGACGGAGGACAACCAGTATTGCGTCTTTCCGAAAGCCTCGGTTATCGCCCGCAACACCAACAATGATGGCGCCGTAGGTATCGGTGTAGCAGCTGCTGCCCTGGAACCCGACAACACGGCGGTCTCGTCGGAATATTGGTTCGATTCTTCGGAGGTGGACGTCGAATAAAAACCTCCAAGCCATCAGCAGTCCAGGGGTGGGAGGCGTGTGCCCCTCACCCCTACTTATTAAAAACAATCTTATGAAATTGGAATTTATAAGTATCCGCATCGCATCGAAAGGATACACTGTATACAAGATGTCCCCCATGACGGCAACGCGCATCATGACGGCGCGGGACGTTAACAAAGATCCGGACGAGAGTAAGGCGTGTATATCGGCAATGGCATACAGTATAGCCCTGGCCATCGCAGGTAGCCGTAACATATTCGCGGGCATCAGGGCGTGGTTTTTACGCCGCAGATTCATGAAACGGGGCACATTCAACGAGTTGTTCGACTGTTACCAGAAAATACTACTGATGATACCCCTTGAGGACATTGCCTCGGTTGCTGCCGTAATGGAGGGATTGTCCGCAACAATATCCAAAGATCATGAGTAAATCGGCGGATATTGTCGCCAGATCATTGTTGAATACGCATCATGTGTCGGTAAAGCTCGGGGTACTTAAATTCCGGATATACCAACCGTTTGTGAAAGATTTGGCAAGGGCATTCGCCGGAGGGAAAATAGACGTTTCGATCTCCGGAAGGCAAAAATATTCCATGGAAACAATATCCAAGCTGCTTTTTCGGCGCTCATGGTGCCAGAAACTATTCCTGTGGTACGCCAAACGGTATGCCACCTGTGAAGATATTTCCGCTGCGACCATGAAAATAGCCGACATCGTATCGGGCAAAGACTTGTTCGATTCGGTGAAGATCGACAAAACACGCCGGAAAACAGTGTCTGAAACCGTCGGGAATAATACGATAACGGGTATTCTCGCAACGATGATGGAACAGCTGAACATATCCTACAACGAAGCCTTCCAAGGCATAAACTACCCTACCATGCTCCTCATGATGACCGACAAGGTGCGCACGCTCGTAGGAGACGAAGAAAAAATAGTGCGGGGATCGGGCGCTGATATGGCCCGGAGAAGAAGCAATAAGAAAATAGGCGATAAAGAGCAACAATGAGCGCATTATCATTCAAAATAAACGCGGAAACCGATAAACTCAAGAGTTTTATCACCATGCTTGAGCGGTTGCGGCAGGTGCTGTCCGAGATTCCGGACAGCACAAAGGAATTCGACGTCATAAACCGTAAAATTGGCGAGATGGAGGCGCGTGTCGAGCAATCCATGCGCAAAATCGCCCAGATGGAGCAGCAGGCAATGGATGCGGCGTCCAAGGCTGCCGCATCGGCCACGACCGGAACTACTGGCGGAGGTTCTACGGCGGGAACAGCAGCCACCCAGGCCGAAACTGCGGCACATCATGACCTGCTTGGTGCGCTTAAAGCCGCCAACGACGAAAAAACAAAGGCAATGGCCCAAATTAGGCTATATTCGAATGAGATCGCACGATTAAAAGCGGATGTCGCCGCGCTCAATAAGGAAGAGCAGCAGAACGGGCAATTGTCTGCAAAGAAAAGGGCGCAAGTATTGGACGCTGCCGTATCTATCGAGGAATACAAGCAGGAAATATCCCAATTGAAGCGGGAGCTCGCCAACCAAATCAAATTGGAGAAGGCCGCCGTCGGCTCTATCAACGAAATGTCTCAGGCGCTTACCCGTATGCGTGCGGTGTATAAAAACCTGAGCACCGCGGATCGTGAGGGGGCGCAAGGGCAAACGATGCTTAAAAACATCGAATCGCTCGACACGAAGATCAAAGAACTGGACGCGTCGATGGGCGTCCATACTCGCAATGTCGGCAATTATGCCTCGGGATTCAATATGCTGGGATTCCAAATTCAGCAAGTCGCCCGCGAGTTGCCGTCGCTGGCATATGGCCCGCAAATATTCTTTTCCGCCATATCCAACAACCTGCCGATGCTGGCCGATGAAATAGCACGGGCGAAGAAATCGGTTGGTGAATTGAAGAAAGCCGGGCAAACCTTCACGCCCGTATGGAAACAGATAGCATCGTCGATCTTCTCCTGGCAAACCCTGCTTGTGGCCGGCGTAACCGTGCTTACCCTTTACGGCAAGGAGATAACCAACTGGGTAGCGTCGCTGTTCAAAGGTAAAACGACGATAGACGCCTCTGCCGCTGCACTCGAACGCTTTAATTCCGCTATGGCTCAAGGTTCGGTGTCGGCTCAATCCGAATTAACCAAATTGAATCTGCTGTATAGGGCTGCGACAGACCTTTCCAAGCCCTATGAAGAAAGAGCCGAAGCGGTCAAAAAACTGCAAGACATATACCCCGCTTACTTCGGCAATATGGCTGCGGAACAGGTTATGGTCGGGAATGCTGTCGGCGCTTATGAGAATCTGCGCGATGCAATTATTGAGGTCGCAAAGGCGAAAGCCGCAGAAAAAATCATCACCGAAAATCAAGAAAATATAAATCTGCTTGAGGCTACAGGAAATGCATATAAAGATTATGTAAGCGCCTATAAAGATTATGAAGATGCATGGAATAATCAGCAAAAACTATTAAAAAAATACAAGGCTGGAGAGGTAAGCAAAGAACAACTCGGAGCAGGATTGAGATATTTCAATACTGCCAAAGAAAGTGTATGGGAAGCTACCGACAATCTAAAAACTGAATTGCAAAAACTGCCCGGGGGTAAAGACCTGTGGGATAAAATTGAAAAAGAATATGATTCCAATGTAAGAGAATATGTCAACTCGGTAGATAAAACAAATGCCCAGTTGGTTCCTGTTGCTGAAAAGCTATTTGTAGGGAAAACCCCATCCGAACTTAACGCAGAATGGGAAAAAGCCCGCCAAAACGCCGAAAACGCAGCAAAAAAAGCGGCATCCGATCAAGAGCGCAACCTAAAGGAGCTCACCAAGCAATTGCATAAGCTCCGGGATGATGCGTTGCAGGCCGAAGTAGATTCCATGAAGGACGGCACGGCCAAGAAACTTGCGCAAATAGATCTCGACTACCAGAAGCGCGCCCGGGCTATACAGGAAGCCGAAGAAAAGCTATTTGAGTTACAAAAAAAAGAAATTGACGCCCAGTACAAAAATGACACTTCGTCTGAACGATTCCTTGCCGGGCAACAGATGGTTGCGCAGTACAAAGGGAATGTGAATCACTTGGCGCGCCCACTTGTTGAAGCGGCAGAATTGGTAAAGAAAGGCTGGGAAGATGCAGGAGAAGGCATCGCCACTGTTTTCAGTAGCCAATTTGGTATTTTGGACGCCAAGGGCAAGGTAACTGAAATATTAGTCACCCCCATCCTTCCCAACGGGGATATTCTGTCTCCGCAAGAATTGGAAGATTATATATACACCCAGCTTGAAGGAGCGCAGAATATCTTGGCTGCCGACACCAAAGGTTTAGTTATCGCCACCAACGTAGCTGCCGATGGGTCGGCCGGCGAAAAATACCACGAACTTCAAGAGGTGTATTATGCTGACAATATCAAAGCGGCAGAAGGTGTTAGAATATACACGGAAGCCTTGAGAGAGTTCAATAAAGAACAACGAAATAAAGAACGAGCAAGCGTATCGGGTATAGCTATAACTCCAGAGGGACTATCGGCTGCTGCTAACAAAGAAATTCAGTCGTGGAATGAGTATTTGAGTAAATACGGTACCTTCCGGGAAAAATTGCAAGCCACAAAAGACCTATACGACCAAAAGATAGAAAAGGCAGGCAGCACCGGAGAGCGAAAAGCACTTGAAGCCGAGCGAGATGCAGCCGTAGCTGAAATTGAAGTACAAGCTGGGCAATGGATACGCGAATTGACAGGCAAGACCAAGGATGAATTATCCGCCCTGAAAGCAGATCTGGAGGCATCGCTGCAAACGCTTAAATCCGAATATAATGCCCTGGATTCGTCAGATAGTGACCAAGGACAGAAATTGCGCGGTGAGATCAATCAGACGCAAGCAAAAATCAATGCAGTAGATAAAGCTGCTTCGAGTACAAAATTATCTCCCAAAGATAATGCGATCAAGAAATGGCAGCGATTAGAAAAGACGCTCGGTGATATTGCAGATGGATTCGAGGGTATTGGTGATGCCGTTGGTGGGACTACTGGCGAAGTCATTAGTGCGGCGGGTGAAATTGCAACTAATGCAACAAGTATGATTAGCAGCATTGTTACTCTTACTGAATCATCGGCGGCAGCCATTACAACGACATCAACAACCGCCGCCAGTGCGATCAAAGCTGTTGAGCGAGCATCCGTTATTCTTGCTATCATTCAAGCGGTATTGACAATAGCAACTAAAATAGCCAGCCTATTTAATAATGATGATGAAAAACAAGCGGAAATAGACCGACTGCAAGGCCGAATTGAGCAATTACAATGGGAATTGGATAATGCCAATGCAATTCGGCTCCAAGAAAATTCTTTTAATGCTATTCAGAAGGTAAAAGACGCTTATAATGATGCGACGAAAGCGATATTGAGCGCATACGGAAAACTAAGCCCCTTCGGAGAAGCCATCGTTAAGCGAATCAACGCGGCTAAAATAGAAGAAAAGGCAATCAAAAGTATAGCAGATGCCTATTCAAACCTTAAATATACAGACAGCAATCTTCTGGGGGAAAATAAGTTTAGTGATACCCGAGATAAACTTAACAATCTTGCAGAACAGCAGTTGTTGCTTCAAAAGCAGATTAATGCAGAGAACGACAAGAAAAAAACGGACAAATCAAAAATAAAAGAATGGGAGCGCCAAATGCAAGAACTTGGCGAAGAAGCTGCTGAAGTAATAAATGAGGTTGTAGAAACTATTATCGGCGGCACGGCAGAAGATATTGCAAAAGAGCTTGGCGATGCCTTCATAGAAGCGTTTTTAGAAGGTGAGGACGCCGCTAAGGCCTGGGGTGAAAAGGTAGACGAAATCGTCGCCGATATAGTCAAACAAATGCTGATAACCAGGTTTATAGAAGAGCGTATAGGTGAAGTATTTGATAAATATAAGGCTGAGTGGTTTAAGGATGGTGTTTTTCAGGGGACGGAAGCTGTCACCGATTCCATGGGAAACTTTGCCGACGATCTCAACAAAGTCGGAGAGGAATTTCAAGCTATTTGGGACAGTCTTCCCGATGAAACAAAAGAATTACTTGGGAATGCTGGCGCAGCTCGTCAGGAAGCCACGGGAAGAGGCTTTCAAACGATGTCACAAGACACTGGAGACGAGCTAAATGGCCGCTTCACCGATATTCAAGGCAAAGTTACCGATATCCGAGGCTATGTAATGGCGCAGACGCAATCAATAATTGGTCTTTTAACGTCTATGGCCAATATTGAAACAGCCATGTACGCAAGCGTACAGGTAAATAATGAGCTGCTCCGATATGCCGTGATGACCTACATGGAAATTGTGGAAATAAACGGCAATACGGCAGCCATGAAGGTTGCACTGCAAGGCATCCAAGAAGATATTGCAACGATAAAACGCAATACAAGTGAATTGTAACTATGAAGATTCAAAAAGACATAGCTGACCTTAACAAATTTATAGACGGCATCGAAGGTGAGGTCGTAGATTTCATGGATGAGAAGGCGCGAGAGGCCGTAAAACTCCAACAGGTAGAAGCCGATTATCGGAACCACACATGGAATCTTCGTAGTTCCCTCGGATATGTTGTAACCTACGACGGCAAGGAGAAACGGCGGTACATAAGCGGAATGAACTACGGCGACGAAGCAGCCAAGGCCATCAATATGTGGTTAAATGAGGTCAATAAGTCGGGAACCAGTATCGTTTTTGCCGACGGTATGTTTTACGCGTCTTTTGTGAGTTCAAAAGGTTATGATGTTATCGACACCGCAGAATCTTATTTAGTAAAAGCATTAAACGGAAGAAAATGAAAAGGGATTTACTCATAAACGGCTACGATGCCTTTGCAATGGGTATCGCAATGGGATCGGGGTTCATTGCAGGTCTGAGAGCACCCGCAAGCCTCAAAGATTTTGTAGAGAATGACGACCCAAAAAAGGATGGCAAGCAGGTGATTTACCCCGAAGAACCGAAAGTTGCCGCCCGCGATCTGACGCTGACATTCGTGATCTTCGGCGACACGCTCGCAGAGCACACGCTGAATTACAACAGTTTTATAGAACTACTAAAAAGAGGCAAAATGGACATCAGCGTACCTTCAATATCTGCGGATATTTACCACTTGACCTACATGGGTAATTCAGGCAGCTACATGATGTCTGCTGACCTTACCACCTCACAACTGACAGTAAAATTCAATGAACCCAACCCGGCAAATAGGGTCGCAGAAACAGAAAATATATGACAACTCAACACAATAAGAGTGTAGATGCCATACGGACGATGGCACTACAAACGGGCGCTTGTAGAAAGATAAACCGCGTCCAAGACTTCCCCGAGCTAATCAAACTGATGTTTACCCCACAAGGGATCGAGTTCTGCCAGGATCACAACTTCCCCGCAGTCGAAGTGTTCAGGGAAAACCGAAGCAATCTTCAAGGATTGGAAGTATATGTCGACGCTGGCAACATCACGCTAAAGGGCAAAGAATATGTATGCCTGGTCGGTGATACGAAGGCCACTATCGAGGCTTCCGGGGCTAAATTCACGCATACAATCATATTAATGCACGGCGCACGAGCCAAGATCAACGCCAAGGACTACGCCGTACTGAATATCGTAAATATCAGCGGAGAATGCCAGATTAATAAAGACGAAACGGTAATTGTTCTGTAAATATAAAGCCGGCTCTTACGAACCGGCTTTATATTTACCATTCATTAGATGAATTATTCAGACCCTTCTTTACGCCATCTTCAACTGCTTTTATTAAAGCTAACGAACTACTGTATACATATCTTAAATTATCAAAGCTAACTTGCTTAAACTTTGTTTTACATTCAGTCCAATAAGGGTAAAAACTTCTTAAAGTATATTCTGTTCCATCAAAAGGATGACGCAAATCTGCATCCTGTTCTCTTTCTACCCCGCTAACAGTAACGGTAACCCTAAATTTGTTATCTTTTATTTCGATCTTAATTATGTGCCAGCATCTATTTCGGCAAATTGTAGTCCAATTTATAGTGCGAATGTCGGAATCAGAAAACCCCTTTCCAACAATCAATCCTGATTCTTTATCTTTAATTTGAATAACTTCCTTCGCGTCTTTGTATAGAGAAACAAGCACTTCTAATGCTTTAGTAAAAATATCATCTTTTGATTGATTTTCAGCATCAAACACTTTAACAAAGACCCATTCGTTATCATTTTCAGTAAAATCAGCTTTCATTCGCTCAAATTCTGCAAGTATTTCACTGCTAATGGCTTTGTCGTCTCTTTTTTGTGCATCGGCACCTGCGCATAATAATAGCAAAACTAATATGCAAACAATTTTCTTCATATAGCACTAATTTGTATTGAACCGGAATCACAATAATATTTAACACAAGAAATAATTGAAGCCAATTTGTTTCAAAATCTAAATCCCGCTTGTATTAAGAATGCACCCATATTAGATGGGCCGTAAGTGCCGTTTTCTTGGATATTGTCGGCGATACCCAAAGATTGATACCCGATATTTATAAAAACACCTAATTTCGGGGCCACAGAAAAATCAACACCCAAACCGCCGGCTCCATAAAATCCTTTTTCATCACCAAAACCATATCCGAGATTAGCAAATATATACGGTGCTATTTTGCTTTTAGTTAGGTATCCTTTTATATCCGCAAATACGGGAATTGTTGCGTGCCCATTATCTAATAATGCCAATCCAGCGCCTGCACCTAAAAAAAGATTAGGAATAATTCGGGCACCATGTATAGTTTCAATATAAAATCTATCCATTTGATAATCACCCATCCCGAAACCATAACCAATGTTCACCTCGCCTTGGTATCGCGGCGAGTTTTGTGCTTTGGCATAAGCGCATAAAACAGCGAATAATAACAGTAGTAAATACTTCTTCATATCAATAAATTTAGTGGGTTAGTAAATCAAATTTACAATTTCAAATTGAAATATCCAAAAAAGCGAGGAGTGGTTTTTACCATTCCTCGCCTCATGTTTTAATGTTGCCTCTCCTTTGTAGCACGTTATGCGCGTATTTGTGCCAAATCGCGGCCTATCCGCCGCAAGGCATCCAATATTTCCTCCGTGCGTTTCTCTGATGGTTTTTTGGGGCCGTAAATATATTTCGACAACAAACTTTTGTGAACACCTATCGTGCGGGCAATCTCCGACACATTCAACTGCGGGAACCGACGGAACACATCCCCTATCACATTATTTGTGTCCGGTTCATCCGTGGCGTAGAAACTCGACAGGTGTATATCTTCGTCGATATCCTCCCAGCGGATGGCATCCCCAAACTTGTTTATTTTCCACGCCTCGCGCTGGGCGTCGGTAGCTTCTTTGAGTATGGGGAAATACTCCAGCGGGCGGCTGTATGTTTTGCCGTCATTAGTGGCTATGTATATCCGGCCACCCTCGAACCAAACTTTTGTAATATTCGCCATAACCCGCAGATGCCTCTCTACTTTTTGAACCCTATTTGGGTTCTCTCCTTGGTTGCCTGCGGTACTTTAATCGACAATGCGGCGATGGCTTGGTAGATGTTATCAAGCTCTTGGCGCATATCTTCCGACAGGTCATTGACGGCTTCGGCATTATCCTCGTCGGCTCGCTCCAATAGCGCCAGTTTTGCTCTGATTTCGGCCAACTCTGCCGTGATTTGGGTTGTAGTGGTAATGTAGTTGCGCATCGCTACGAAAGCCCGCATAATGGCGATATTTGCATTTATGGCGATATCACTATTCAACAAGCCGGATAGCATAGCGACGCCCTGTTCGGTAAACGCATAAGGCATTTTGCGAATACCGCCCCAACTTGATGTCACAAATTGTGATTTCAAGTTTGCAAACTCTTGATTTGTAAGTTGAAACATAAAATCGGGAGGAAATCGTTTGTTGTTACGTTTTACTGCCTGATTTAATGCGCTTGTCGTTACTTGGTAGAGTTCCGCCAAATCACGATCCAGCATCACCCGCTGACCCCGAATTTCGTAAATCTTGCTTTGAATGGGTTGTAGTTCCATATCTTATCTTTCTGCTCCAAATATTCAACCACCGCCCGAGAGGCGTCATTGCAGTGCAAAGATAGTGATTTTTGCCTTGTGTTTGGAAGAGGAAGGCGGCAAATAAAAACCGAGACCATAGCCTCGGTTCTATTGTTATTTTCAAACGGGATGATATTGTTTCACCTCTTCTTGCACTTAATCTCGACACTATCGCCGTCCATCGTCATTGTCATCTCTGCGACATTATCCGATAAACTATGGACATCATATCGCGCATATTCAGTATTTTCTATATAGCAAATAATCGTACTTCCTTTGGTCTTATAAGTTCCGCGCCCATTGCCGAAGTATCCGCTTCCATAATAAGTGCCATCTGAATTAAATGTAGCTGACGCGTGGAACTGATCGAATATCGACGATGTAATATCCAGCCAACTGCCATCCTTCTGCTTGAGATGGGTGATATCCCACGTCCCATATATGGCGTCGCCATATTTGAAATTGGGCTCGTCATCATCCGAACACCCTACAAAAGCAACCGAGGCAATAGCCACACACAAGAGTAAAAACTTTTTCATATTTCTAATTGTATTGGTTAGTGCCGCAAAATTATAAAATCCCCCCCCCACAAAATTTTGGAAGTAAAATTTACTCCTGATGTAAAAAATAGTGCAAAATCCTTTGTGAATTAAAAATAATTTCCCATATTTGTAACGCTTACATAAACTCAAGAGTGCACAAGATGCACCATTATTGGTGCTTTTTTTGTGTCGGAAATTGAACATACGAACGGGTAACCCTGTGGCGTTGCTGTAATGGCGCGCCAACCTCTTGAGTAAAGATGTAAGCAGCAGGTAGTACCCGTTCGTTTTTTTTGTTTTATTAAATGCTTACATCTATGAAAAAACAATCGCTTCCGGAAACGGATTATCAAACTCGCTGCATCGAAGCCGAGCGAAAAGCACGAGATTTCGAAAGCGCCTACTTCAAGGCCGAAGAGCGCTACTCCAACCTAATGGACGCCTATATCAAACTACAAGGTTACTATCTTGAATTGCTGGGCGCTGAAAAATCACCCCGCAACAAAATCAAAGAGATCGACCCGTTTATTCTAGTCAAGATGGGCCGCGGGATGAATGTCGCACAATGTAAATAGACCAACAGCTATGAACAATATACAAATCTTCAATAATGAACAGTTCGGGCGTGTACGGATTATTATGTCCGACGAAAACAAGCCGATGTTTCTTGCGAATGATGTAGCAAGATCACTGGGCTATGCAAAACCAGCAAATGCTATATCCACGCATTGTAAGGGTGTCACTGTTTTAGTGACCCCCGTTCAAAACCAATATGGTACACCTGTTATGCAGGATGTAAAATACATCCCCGAATCCGACGTTTACCGTCTTGTCATGCGGTCGAAGCTCCCGCAGGCCGAACAGTTCCAGGACTGGGTGTGCGATGAAGTTCTCCCCACGATCCGCAAGACTGGCGGATACATGTCGGCCAAAGAGACGGACACACCCGAAATGATAATGGCACGTGCCGTGCTGGTAGCCAATGACACTATAGCCCGCCAGAAGCAACAGTTGGAGCAGGCACACAAGCAGGTCGCAGCGCTCGCCCCGAAAGCCGAACTAATGGATAAAGTACTGGACACAGACCAGAAGATCGACGTCGGGCAGGCGGCAAAGATTTTGAACCTTCCCTTCGGCCGCAACACGCTCTTTCAACGGCTCCGTGAACGCGGCATATTCTTCTGCAATCGCAATGAGCCTAAGCAAGAGTATATTAACCGTGGTTATTTCGAGTTAAAGGAGAAGTTAATAGATCGCAACAACCACGAATCGTTCACGGTTATAAAAGTCCTCGTGACGCAGAAAGGGTTGGATTTCCTCGCAAGACAATTCGAAGTAGTCCAAACGCCAAAGAAGATGGCACCGATAAAGTAACCCCCGTATACCACTATTTCCACACCACGTTGGGGGGGCGCCTCGCAAAAATGCGGGGCGTTTTTATTCCCTTCCTTCCAACCTCACTACAAAGTGTAGTTAACTACATCCTAACGGTGTAGTGTAGGAGGGTAAAAAAGTCAGAGAAAAATTTGCATTTTGCTAATACGTGCATTATATTTGCAGCACGAATAAGATATAGACGTACGGGTCTATCCGTATAATGTGTAAATGAAAACAACTGTATAGAGCCCTAAATAGTTATTTTAGGGCTCAATTTTTTTAGCTACTAACTACACTAAATTTATGGCTGCAAATAAATTTTTCCAGCAAGAGCTTTTTAAATTCTCCATTTTCCCAAAATATCAAAGTTGCATTGATGATTTGGCTACAAATCTTGCCGACCCAGAGGAGTGGGACTTTTCAGATGACAAGAGAAAAAGTCACTCCATACTGAAAAATTATTTAGAACACATCTTCCGAAAATTGAGAGCAGAAAACAAAATCTGCTTTACAGCCAATAACGAATATTGCTGCTTCAATACTGGGCTTGTCACTAAAAACCTGGAAGAAATATTTGCCTTCTTCTTCAAAAATAAAAATCAAGGTGAAGGAGTTCCGCCCTATGTTTTTAAATGTTTTTGCAAAAAAAGCGATGGTGCATTATTGCGAACATTTAAATCATCTTTGCCCAAGATAGCAGATTTTTTTCAAAAACCCGAAGACTTACTTTTTAATCCCAACTGCGAACTTATTCCTGATATAGATCATATCATCCAAGATAACCTAAGTCGTTTCCCAGCTGCTATGCAAGGGAGTGGTGATGCTGAAATTCGTCGCCGGTTGGAAGGGGCTATTGATGAAGCTCGTAAAAAAGTGAGAACGAACTATAAAACTGCGGTGCCCCAATTCTATGGCAATAGGATTCAACTATTGTTGCCACTATGTTTAACACCCAACTCCCCCAATCCTGATTTAGCATTGGTTGTACATAAAATTGAAAATAACACATATACCGCACGCACATGTCTGACGCTTAAAATGGCTTATAATAATGCCCGATTAATTGTTAAGCCTCAGAGCACATGGTTAAAACCGTAAAAATCATACGTAATTTAATACTGCCATTGTATTATGACTAAAGCAGGGAGAAATCCCTGCTTTTTTATTGATATTTTTACAGCTCCCCATTGTTATTAAAATGCACAGTCACACATTTGCACAGAGGCTTGAGGAATCGCCGAGCCCTTGATGCAAATGATTATTTACTCTCCGACAGGAACAGAAATATTGGACGCGCCAGTCACCAAAGAGGCTATCATCAAATATGTCCTCATGGGAGACTACTATATCGAGCTGCCCTTTAATCTCCTTGAACCAACGACATTTGCTCGTGGTTCCTACATCACATATAAAGGCCGCAAGTTCGAGATTATGTCCACGGTGCGCCCGGAGTTCGACAATAAGACCGGCGGCTATAAATATACGCTCAAATTCGAGGCTCAGCAAAACCACATGAAGCGTTTCGTGTGCTTCTGGCTGGGTGGGGACAATCCCGAAGCCGTATTTCACAACACCACAGACCTCGAATCCTTCGCGGCGTTGATCGTCGCCAACATGAACAAGCAGCTCGGAGGCGAAAACTGGCAGGTAGGCACAATCACCGTTGACAATCCTAAAGCTACGAAGCTTGTATCGTTCAATGGCGATAAGTGCTGGGACATCCTCAATACGATTGCCGAGACCTTTGAGACGGAATGGTGGACAGAGGAAAACGGCGACCTCATATCGTTATGCTTTGGCAAACTGGACTTCGGATCTCCCGAAGAGTTCAGACAGGGGAATGTAGTGAAAAACATTCCCGCAAAGAAAGGGGATGATTCGAGCTACGGCACCCGGTTCTACGTCTTTGGCTCTACTCGCAATCTCACAAGCGACTATGGGCAAGCTCCGCAAGGAGGTGAAACGAATCATGTATCTGAAATTCGGCTTCGCCTGCCGGACGGACAGCGGTATATCGACGCAATACCTGGTCTTTCGGGAAGCGACATTGTGGAGCAGGTCGTGTTCTTCGATGACATATACCCCAAGAATACGGAGACTGTCACCAGCATTGAGACCGTAGACCGGGAGATCATCGAAGGGCAAACGGATAAGGCGTATGTCATGTACTGCAAAGACACGCCGTTCCTGCCTTCGGACATGATTAAAGGCGAAACCCTGGGCGCAACTTTCACGAGCGGTAGCCTTGAAGGATGGAATTTTGAGTTAAGTATAAACTACAAGTCGGAAACATGGAAGCCCGAGGACGGATTCGATAAGAAGTTCGAGATCATCGCGCAAGTAGAAACATCCGGCGAAAGCCAGCTTATAATTCCCCGTGAAAATATGCATCCCGAGCCTGGAGATACGTTTGTTATCACGGGCGTAAAACTACCTAAAGAAAGGATCGAGGAGGCTGAAAAGGAGCTTCTGAAGGCCGGAGAATCATATGCTGCGAAACACAGCAGCGACACGGACGTATACGACTGCGAAACTAATCCCGTATACTGCCAAGAAAACAAGAAGAATTACGATGCCGGGCAAGCGGTTCGCCTTGTGGATCCACGCTTCGGAGAAAGCGGCCGATTATCGCGCATCCAGGGATACGAAAAAAAACTATATAACGAATATATCGCCACATATACGGTAGGCGACAATACGGCATATTCTCGTATCGGCAACATAGAATCGGAGGTGAAGGCAAACCTGTACGCACAGCGCATAGGCGTTACCGAATCGGGAGCCTCAATCTACCTTATCACCCGCTACGATTCCACTGCCGCCGCAGACTACAATGCCTATTCCGCCAAGCGTGCACTATGGGAATTCGCCAACAAACAGTTCCCGGACACATTCAAAGGTAAAATGACCTTTGACGACGGTGCCCAGTTCGGGGGGTTCGCATCCGGCATGACTGGCTTTGGCGGCATAATCGACAAGAAAGGGAACGCAGAGATGCAGAGCCTGAAACTTCGGGGATTCCTGGAGGTGCCGGAACTCCGCTACAACCGTGTCGAAATATCCATGGGCGATACGTGGTATGCTCCAAGTGCCGGGATCATCGAAAGCGTCGACACCACGGCCCAAACCATCACCCTCAAGCTCGAAGAAGGCGAAATCGGAAGTCCTCGGGTCGGGGATATATGTATGGGCATCTTCCACAATTTGAACACTTCGGAGAATGCAACCGCGGATTATGACGACGGACGTGGCAACAGGCGCTTTGCCGGGTTCGCCACCTGCTATTTCCGCATCACCGAGGAGCTGGACACTACAACTTACAAGACCTTCAAGTATCAACTACGCCCGGTATCGGGAGCTTACCCCACCCAATATCATCCGGCGGCGTCGATGACCTTCGTGGGCTATGGCTCCTTCTCGAATGAGGATCGGCAGACCTCCCGCTATGAAACCCGGACATACCAGCGTTATTTAACGGGAGTTTCCGATTGGGAGTTCACTGCGTCCAATATCGCCGCGCAATATGGCGACCTGTCAAACCTGTCCGTATTCGGGATAGAGATGACGGGGTATTCGGCATACCTGAACAACATCTACATGTCGGGTGTCGTCCACCAGTTCACGCCCGGCGGCGAAGAGGTGCCCACGATCATAGACCGCGGGGTATGGAGCCCGACGGAAACATACAACCGCAACGATGACGTATACTGGAACAACGGGCATTGGCGCTGTCTGGTCGACGGCACCAAGACCGAACCCGGCAAGGATGCCGAGGAGTGGGTATACTTAGGCGGATACGGGGTGCTCGAAACGGTCAGCATATTCAAAAAATCGGAAAACGAGCCTGCGAAACCTACGGAGCTGAAAATACCGCCCGAAGGCTGGACGACGGAAACGTTGCCGATGTCGGATCAACGTCCTACATGGATGTGCACCGGAACCGTTGTTGACGGGGAGGTCAAATCATGGTCTGAACCCCAGCGCATATCGGGGGAACCGGGTCTCGACGGGAAGGACGGCAAGGATTACGAGTGGATCTTCGCACGTACATCGCAATACAAAGCCCCCGCACAACCGCCCACCTCACAGCAGGACGACTACGTTCCCGCGCCATCCGTAACCACGGACGGGCAGGTGTGGACGGACAATGCCGTGGGGCCCGATAGCGACAACCCTTACGAGTGGGCCAGCAAGCGTGTGAAAGGAAATGACGGCATGTGGGGCAAGTTCACCTCCCCTGCGCTTTGGGCGAAATTCTCGTTCGACGGAGCACCGGGTGTCGACGGAACCGATGTAGAATGGATATTCAAACGCACAAGTTCCAACACGGCCCCGAATACGCCGTCTGGCAGCGACGAAGACGGATATGTTCCAAGCGGTTGGACGAACAACCCTACGGGCCCGAATTCCGAGCGCCCCTACGAATGGACTTGCGTACGCTATAAGACAGGCGGACACTGGAGCGGATATTCAGCAGCGTCCTTATGGGCGAAGTGGTCGTTCAATGGCGAGGATGGTGTGGATGGTGAAGGTGTAGAATACATATTCACGCGTACGGCAACCGAAGATCCGGGCACTGTTCCGGAAGTCCCCACAGTTGCTGAATACGATAATCCCCCGGCACCATGGACGGATGACCCCATGGGAGTAGATGCCACATATCGCTATGAATGGGTGTCGAAGCGCAACAAGGTGGAAGGTGTTTGGGGCGCATTTTCCTCGCCCTCGATTTGGGCGCGGTATTCTTACGACGGAGCGCCGGGTAATTGGACATCCTATGTATTCAAGAAGAGTGACACGGAGCCGGCCAAGCCTACTTCCTCCGACCCCATTCCGTCCGGATGGAGTGACGCGCCCACTGGTGTCGGTATATGGTGGATGTCCAAGGCTACGATAGACGCATCGACCGGAAAGGCCGGGGCGTGGTCGACGCCTATCCGCGTAACGGGCGAAGATGGGGAGCCGGGGCCGCATACGGATTTCAAATACGCCAAGAATAACAGCACCACCACGGCGCCGGCGCTGATCAAAACGGATCGCAACCCCGCAGGCTGGAGCGACACCCCGCCGTCGCTCTCTTCGGGTGAATATCTGTGGATGACCCAGGCAGAAATAGACGCCAACAATAATCTGTTGCACCCGACGGTGGGCTGGGCAACTCCGGTACGCATATCGGGAGAGCAGGGCCCGAAAGGTGATGACGGCGCCCCTGGCGAGGACGGCAATGATGGCAAGGACGGCTTGCAGGGTTGCATAATCCGCCTCACGGAATGGGCGTCGGGCGTCGAATACCGCAATGACCTCGACCTTGTCTCCAATGGCCCCAGATACATAGACATAGTTACGATCTATGCGAACAATAAGCAGCTGAAATTCCAGTGCAGCCAGACGCACACGTCGTCCGCTTCCAACAAGCCGGCAGCGGGAGCCTCGTCGGCATACTGGCAGCAACTCAACGACATGGTGCCGATATATACGCCCCTGTTGTTCGCTGAGAACGCCGTCATCAACTTCCTGCAAGGTATGGAGTTCGTGGTGCACAACTCCAAGACGGACATTTCCGTGAATACTATTATTGCCGGGCTCGTGGGCGGTGATATTCCCCTGTTCGTCGGGAGCAACACGCCGTCCAATGCGCCGTTCAGGGTCGCCAAGGATGGTTCATTCGTGGCCACCAAAGCAGATATTACGGGGACTATCAACGCATCGAGCGGTATAATTGGCGGTTTTGAAATAGGAGAGAGTTGGCTGGTGTCGCAAACGTCTATGGGTAAAGAAATTTGGTCTAACAAACTGTCGGCCGGGCGGATAATACTGGAATGCAAAGGGGGCGCCTATACAAATTCTTTTCATGCAATGGCGTATCCATCAAGCTCATCGGGTTATTCCGACCATTCTGTGCTATCCGTGGCAATAAACAGAGAATCATATGACGCCACGAATAGATATAACATCGGAATTGATGTATCGGCCGAAGGGGAATATAATGAAAACTCACTAGGAAATATTCCAAATGGCAATCATGCCATATTATTGAGAAAGGGGGATATATGCGGATTCAGGTTATTCAGCAGGACATTAACCAGTGCATGGACGCTTACAGACTATGAATCAATCATATTCAACGATACATCGGGTGTGAATTACATTACGCTGCCATCCAGCCCCAAGCCCGGACAAATATATTTTATCAGAAAGATAGGAAGGGGTAACGTCACCATCCAAACCGGGGGCCTCACCCATGTATTTAAACAGAACGCTGGCAGCACCACCAGGAGTGTAGTTTTGGACTATGGCTCACTCGCTATTCTGATGTGGAACGAAAACGGGCAATATTGGACTGCCAATGACTGCCCTACAATGTAATAAATTATGAAAACATTGAATTTTAAGGATTTTAAACTATTCACCGACATTTCACATGTCGGACATGTTGTCGTCGATGCCCGGAAAGAATTTGCCAATGCCATATACATGAGCATGAACGGCATCGTGGCCCACGACCTGGCATTCCGCATCCTCCACAGCGAAGGCGGCATCGAAGTTTCCGACGAGGAGGAATCGATTGTCATCGACACCGCAAAGATGTGCAAGGCGGTTTTCTACGACAGCATCATGTCCGCTCTCAAGGAGGAATAA